TCAGTATGGCAACCGAAAATACCGACCGGTAGGTATCTCCGCGCATCGCCGAGACGCACCGAGGAGTACGGCACCCCGGCCGTCCTCGATCTGGTGGTCAAGGATCTCGCTCAAGTGGCAGGGCGTGCGGGTGCTGAGGTCGAGCGACTGCTCCGCGGCGAGGGTCTCGACGTCCAGCCCGTGCACCCATAGGACGCAGAACCCCAGCGACCAGAGGTCCGGGTCGCCCCCATCGTCCTCGGCGAAGATGGCCGACTCCAGCAGGTCGTGTCGTTTCGCACGGCCGTCCCGGTCGCCACGATGCGCACCGGCCCTCACCTGGTTCCGGACGTGGGAACGCTAAGGCGCGAGCCGTCACCGCTCACCGTGCCGGCTCCCGGCGTCCCCGGTGGCCCGATGTACGGCCCCGCGTCCGCGATCGCCGCCCGGAAACACTGAAGGCGGGCCGTACCCTCATCGGGCGCAGCTCCCGTGAGCGGCTGCGACGCCCATCGGCCGGCGCCCGAAACCGGGAACGGACACGCGAAGGCGCGGCCCGCCATGGGCGGACCGCGCCCGGTCACGGAGGATCAGCGCACCCAGCCCTTGCCCGTGTAGATCGTGCGCCACTTGCCGCAGGAGGACGGCCGGCCGCCGGTGGTCCGGACCTGGCAGACGCGGACGTCCACCCGGTCCACGTTGCGCTCGTTGTAGGAGAAGGCCTCGAAGCGGCGGTAGCCGCACTCCCGCACCCGCTTGACGTCGTAGTACCGGTGCGGGCCGAAGCCGCGCCAGTGACGGAAGCGGATCTCGAGGTAGGCGCACTTCCCGCCGCGCCAGTGCGGGCGCCGGTCGAAGTCCCAGAGCTTGCCGGACACCTGCACCCGGTTGGAGTGGCGGCCGGTGGCGGTGACGCGGATCGCACCGCTCGCCTTCGCGAGGCTGTTGGTCGAGGAGTAGACGCCCCAGTGCCGCGAGTAGTGGATCGGCGCGGCGGAGGCTGAGGTCGAGGTGGCCGGAAGACCGATCGCCAGCGCGGCGGCGGTGGCCGCGGCGGTTCCGAGAACGGTACGGAGGGTGCGTGACATGCTCGGCTCCCTGTTTCGGACTGCCCCGGCCTTTCCGGGGTCGCGAATCACTGATAGCCCGGACCGCCTACAGGGGCCTTGCACGCGCCGGCGATCACTTGACGATCACTTAAATCCCGCTTGACGATCTCCCGGAACGTCCCCGGATGCGCCGATCTCCGGCCAGGCGAGCCCTTCCGGCCCATGCTCGGCGGGGGCGCGCGATCGGCTCGAGCCAGAGCGCGATCCGAGCGAGCCGGGCAAAGGGCACCCCGTTCACGCGGTACGCACCGCTCTCACGAGAATCGCCAAGTAAGGTGACCCCTATGGCCGATCAGATCCGCATCGTCTCGGTGCGTACCGGCCAGCTCGTCTCCACCGCTACGGTGCGAGACGACGGCACGGTCGTCTACGAGGGGGGCGAGTCGGCCCGGTCCGCGGTACGCGCCTGGCTGCGCGCCAACCCCGACCGGGCCGAGGCCGACGCCGTCCGCGCCCTCGCAACCGAAGGCTGGTCAAACGGCTACCTGATGGTCGAGCTGGGCTAGCGGCACCAGCCGCCACGCTCGATCAGCTCCACGATTGCCTCCGCGTCGGCCTGCGTGAGCGTCACATCACCGCCCTCAAAACGCAGCCGCGCACCCTCGATGACCTTTTCCCGCGGCATGTCATCCAGGATCTGCCGGCACACGTTCCTGGCCCGGTCAATCGACCTGGCGCGGTCCAGCGCCGGATGAATCCGCCGCAGACCGTACAAGAGGTCCTCGGTCTGCTGCCCGTCCGGCATCGGAATCCAGGAGACGAACCGGGTCGTGCTCGGTGGCACGCTCGCCCGGGCGCTCGGCGAGGCGCTCGCCGTCTCGCCCTCAGTGGGGGAGTCGTCGAGCAGAGCACCGACCACGACCACCACGGCGAACGCCCCCGCAACCCATAACGCGATCTTCTTCCCGCGCCCCTTCTTCTTGGGCGCCTGGTGCGACGGAACCGTGTGTTGCATAACGCATTACGGTACCGCTCGCACATCACAGACGTCCCTCCAATCCCATTTGGAGGGCTCGCACGGCCGAATCCGGTCACCCCTTTTAGGCCCGAAACGGGCCAACCCCTACCCCGAAACGGGAGAACCCATGAACGACAGCGAAACCACCGAGGTCGCCGAGCCCGAAACGGGCCAGACCACCAGTGAGAGCACCCTTCCACAGGCTGACCAGACCCAGGAGCCCGAACCTCAGCCCGAAAAGGGCAAGGACAACCAGGGCGACGAGGTCGCCAAGTGGAAGGCCTTGGCGCGCAAGAACGAAACCCTGGCGAAGCGAAACAAGGAGGCCCTGGACAAAGCTCTCGCCGAGCAGCAGGCCATCCTCGACAACATCGCCCAGGCGCTCGGCCTGAAGAAGGCCGACGAAGACCCCCAAAAGGTGGCTGAAAAGCTCACCGCCGAGCTGACCAGCACCCGCGACGAGCTGCGGCAGGCCCGCGTCGAGCTCGCCGTCTACAAGGCTGCTAGCCGGCACGGTGGCGACCCGGACGCCCTGCTCGACTCGCGGTCATTTCTGCGCGCCGTGGCCCAGCTCAACCCCGACGACGACGGGTTCGCGGACGCCATCGCGGACGCAATCAAGGACGCGATCAAGGCGAACCCGAAGCTCGCAGCACAACCAGCACCGGAAAAGGCGGCCCCGCCACCCCGGTCCGGGGGTGAGATGCCGGGCGCCCCAGCCCGCGGCAACACCAAACGCCCCACGGGGCTCGCCGCGGCGATCCGCAGGCATTACGGACACTAAGGAGACGCAGTGGCTATCACCCTGCAGATGGCGCAGATCAACGCCAGATCCGACATCGACCACGCCGTCATCGACAACCTGCGCCGCTACTCGTGGGTCATGGACCAGATGACCTTCGACGACGCCGTGACCCCGGGCGCCGGCGGTGCAACCCTCACCTACGGTTTCACCCTCCTGAAGACCGCCCGCGGCGCTTCGTTCCGGCCCATCGGCTCGGAGTACACGCCGGCCGAGGCTGAGCGTGAGCACAGGACCGTGCAGCTCCGCCCGCTCGGCGGCAGCTTCCAGGTGGACCGCGTGCTCGCCAACCTCGGCCCCGCGGCCACCAACGAGGTCGCCTTCCAGATGCAGCAGCTCCTGGTCGGCGCCACCACCGAGTTCATTAACCAGATGATCAACGGCGACACCGCCGTCAACCAGCACGGTTTCGACGGCCTCGACAAGCTCCTCGTCGGCTCCAGCACCGAGTACGTGCCGGACCCGGAGGGCACCCAGTACGCTGACTGGACCGTGGCCACGGTGGACACCCAGGCCAAGGCAAACCAGCGGCTCGACCAGATCGACGAGTGGCTGTCGTCCATCGTCCCGTCCCGGGTCGGGTCCGGGGACGCGTCCATGCCCGGTGCGGTGCCCCCGGGGGTGAAGGCCATCATCGGCAACACCCGGTCGATCGCCCGCCTGCGCGCCCTGGCCCGGTGGGCGTCCATCTACACCTCGGAGAAGGACGACCTCGGCCGGCAGATCGAGCGGTACGGGGACTGGGTGCTGATCGACGCCGGGGACAACGCGCTCGGCACCGGGCCGATCATCCCCATCGAGTCCCGGAGCGTGGGCGGCGACAACGTGACCGGGCTGACCGACCTGTACGCGGTCACCTTCGGCCTGGACGCCTTCCACGGCGCCACCGTCGCAGGGTCCCCCCTGGTCCAGACGTGGATGCCGGACTTCTCTGAGGCGGGTGCGGTCAAGACCGGCGAGCTGGAGATCGGCCCCGCCGCGGTCGTGCTCCGCAACACCAAGTCCTGCGGCGTGTTCCGGAACATCAAGGTGGCGTGACATGGCAACGCACTACAAGATCACCGCACCTGACCCTACCTACAACGGGATGGTGGGGCGGGCGGCGTTCCACCAGGGCGTCGCCCGCATCGACGCCGAGGGCATGGATGCTGAGCTCAGGTACTTCACCCGCCGCGGGTACACGGTGGAGCTCGTCGAGGAAACCCCCATCAAGGAGCAGACGCCGTCCCGGGGGCGCGGCGGGACCAGCAAGACCGGCGGCTGACAGGGGGTGGTGGCGATGACGTACGCCACCGTCAGCGACCTGGAGCTGTACCTAACCCCCGTCCCAGACAACGCTGAGGTGCTGCTTGACCGGGCGAGCGTCTTGGTCCGGCAGGCAACCCTCACCGCCGTATACGCGGTTGATGATGCTGGGATGCCCGTGGACGAGCAGGTTGCCGACGCTTTCCGCCGCGCCGTTTGTGAGCAGGTGGCCGCGTGGGCTGCCAGCGGGGAGGACGGCACCGGGGTCGCCGCCCAGTACGCCAGCGTGTCCATCGGTTCGGTGTCGTTGTCCCGGGCTGCTGGCCTTGGCGGGGGCGGGCCAGCAGCCGGGGCCACCCTGGCCCCGCAGGCGTGGATGATCCTCCACCAGGCAGGGCTCGTGACCCGTGGACCGTGGGTGGGCTGATGGGCGCGATACCGGGTTTCCTGCTCCGCCACACCGTGATCATCCGGCCTTTCCTCGGCGAAGGCCCATTCGGCCCCTCCTACGGGGACCCCGTGCAAACCAGGGCGTGGGTTGATGAGCGGCGCCGGCTTGTGCGCGACCCCGAGGGCGCCGAGGTTGTCAGCGAGGCCACCGTCTACCTGCCCCCAGGCACCGCCTGCCCGGTCGGGTCACTGGTCACCCTCCCATCCGGGCGGGAGGCCGAGGCGCTGGCTGTGGCTGTGCGGGACGGGGGCGGGCTGCCCACCCCGGACCATGTGGAGGTCGCGCTCACCTAAAGGGGGTGGCGGGTGCCGAAGACGGCCACGCTCAAGCTCAACGTCCGCGCCATCAGAAAGGCCGAACGGGACGGCGCCGTGATCGGTCTGCGAAAAGCGGCTGAGCACCTGCTCGAGGTCAGCCGGCAACTGGTGCCGATCGAGGAGGGGACCCTGGAGCGGTCAGGTGTTGCCAGCGTCGACGGCGGACGGCTGGTAGCCGCGGTGAGCTATGACACGCCGTATGCGGTGCGCCAGCACGAGGATTTGACGCTTCGGCACGATCCCGGGCGTCAGGCGAAATACCTCGAGGAGCCGATGATCACTGAGCGGGGCATGATGCTCGACCTGGTGGCCGCCGAGATCCGCAGATCACTCCGGTAACCAACCCTGGCCGGCGGGGGGTGAGAATGACCCTCCTCGAAGAACTTGCCCAGCTCCTTGCTGATCTGGGACTGGGCACCTACAACGCGGACGGCACGCCCGGCGGGACCATCTACCACCCGCTGCTCCCCGCTAGCCCGGACCGGTGCCTCGCCATCGCCCGCTATGGCTCGTCCGAGTCCGACTCGGTCCACCCCTGGGACTCCCTCAACGTCCAAATCCGCGTCCGCGGCCCCCGCACCGACGCCCGCATCGCCGAGGCCGACGCCCAAGCCGTCTACGACGCGCTGCACGGGCTCGGTGACCGGGAGCTGGCCGGGGGCACGTGGCTCGAGCTCGCCGTGTGCACCCAGGGCGGCCCGGTGTACATCGGCCCGGATGCCAATGGCCGCCACGAGTGGACCGTCAACTTCCGCATCGACATCCAACGGCCCACCCTGAACCGCCCAGAACCATCACCTGACGTGGAGGAGTGATCACCAGTGGCCATGCGCCGGATCAACGCCCGCGACATCATCGTCCAGGTGGAGGACGACACCCCGGACACCTGGCTCACCGTGGAGCGGCTCCAGTCCGTCACCTTCAACCCCGGTGAGAACGAGGAGACCGTGGACGTCACCGACTTCGACAGCGGGGGCGCCTACGAGCAGGAGATCATGCAGCGCGGCGCCAGCATGACCCTGGAAGGTCTCGTGATCAAGGACGACGCTACCGGCGCCCTCCCGCCCGGCCGGGCCCGCATCGAGGAGATGGCC